AAAGTAGATAATAGCGTTTTCTCTTTGCTATTTTGCCTGGATGAAGGTGACGATTGGCAGGACAAAAAGAATTGGACAAAATCTAATCCTAACCTGGGAGTTACTCCGTATATCAGCTATATGGATGACCAGTATCAAAAGGCATTGAACGAAGGAGCCGCAAAACAGATACAATTCATGACTAAAAATCTAAATGTATGGACAACTACCTCCAGTGTTTGGATTTCCAATAGTTACATTGAATCTACCAGGTTAAAAGTAGATGATGATATTTTGTATAATAAAAAATGCTTTGCAGGTTTAGACCTTGCCTCCACTCGTGACATTGCGGCCTTAGTGCTTTGTTTCCCTGTGCAACAAGGACTTGATAAACCACATATTAAATCCTATTTCTTTTGCCCAGAGGATAATGTAAGGGAAAGATCTTTATCCGATGGAGTGCCTTATGTCCAATGGGCGCAAGATGGTAACATTATCATGACAGATGGCAATGTTACCGACTATGATTTTATCAAAGCTAAAGTAATTGAGTTAACTGCAAAATATAAAGTAGAGTGCATAGCGTTTGATAGATGGAATGCAAGTCAACTTGTTATACAGCTCACAAATGATGGTGCGAATATGAAACCATTTGGACAAGGCTTTATTTCCATGTCTGCACCAACAAAAGAGATAGAGAAGATGTTTTTATCATCAGAAATAACACATGATGGCAACCCAGTAATGGAATGGATGTTAACAAATGTTATGTTGCGGTTTGATCCTGCTGGAAACATAAAGATAGATAAAGCTAAGTCAACAGAAAAGGTAGATGGGCCGGTAGCGATGGTTATGGCATACGCTCAAATCATGGTAGAGGATAGACCAACCATTTACACATCTGGCGAACGTGAACAAGGATTATTAATGTTATAGAATGTACCTAATTGAAAAACTAAAAATGTCAATTATGGAGATTTTAATGAAAAAACATGAGTATGCACAACAAGTCAGGCAAATTAATTGCACCAGTGGATATTTCCACAGATTTTACGAACTTGTGAGCGATTATCCAAGGCATGAGGATGCCTGGCAGAAATTGGAGGAAGAAAGAGGTGAATTAGGACTTGATGAGAAGTATAGCACCTATAATTCATTTAGAAAAGCAAAGAAAACATATATGGATGTTAGGTTTGTTTAACGTGTTACTGTAAGTTGTTGATTTCATACTGATTTTGTTTATTTTTACCGCATGGCAATACTCGACACCATGCGGTCTTTTTTTTCTACGAAGCGAGGTTCGATAGAAAATCCATCTACACCAATAAACGGTGACACTTTAGGTGCATTGTTTCAGCGTGGAAGTGCAGCAGGTGTAGCAGTGGATGAATACGCAATTATAGGACTTCCTGCTTTTTACAGAGCAACACAAATACTTGGAGGTGTAGTTGCTTCTATTCCTTTTGATATTATTGAGAAACAAGATAACGGAGGCATAAGAATAGCAAAGGATCATCCGAACTATAAAGTAATATCAAGAGAGCCATCGGACTTATATACATCTCATACTTTTTATAAGACAATGGTGCTTCACTATTTAGCGCATGGTGCATTTTATGCAGCAATAAATAGAAATAGCATAACTACAAGAATAAACAGCCTTACTATTCTTAATCCAACTAAAATGGAGATAGGATACAATAGTAGGAATGAACTTGTATTCAAGAATAAAGAAAACAACAAGACATATAAAGGTGAGAATATCATCTATATACCTAATCTTGCATGGGATGGAGTTAAAGCGTTGTTAGTGCCAGACGTTCACCGTGACAATTTTGGGTTAGCTTTAGCAAATAGAAACTACGGTGCTAACTTTTACAAGAATGGTGCGCATCTTAACGGTGTGCTTAAGCATCCAGGAAGATTGACTAATGAGGCATACGATAGATTAAAAAATAGTTTTAATAGAGCATTTGGTGGAAGTCAAAACGCTGGTGGTACTGCTATTTTAGAGGAAGGAATGGACTTTCAGAAAGTAGGACTTAACCCAACTGATGCAGCATTTAACGAAACAAAGAAAGCTACCATCTCCGACATAGCAAGGATAACAGGTGTTCCTGGTGTTTTATTGGAAGATATGGACAAAGCTACATTTGGCAACATGGAACAATTGAGCCAGATGTTTGTAAATTATACTATCATGCCTTTGTGCGAAACGATAGAGGCAGAATTTAATAAGAAGATATTTTTTGAGGCAGAAAAGGAAAAGTTTACCACACGATTTAATCTTGATGGCTTACTGCGTGGTGATATAGCAGCAAGATCATCTTATTATACTACGATGCGTAATGTTTTGGCAATGTCTCCAAACGAGATTAGGATTAAGGAAAACATGAATCCTTATGAAGGTGGAGATTCTTATGAATTGCCTTTAGCATCTAATATAAAGATAGAGCCATCATCCGAAGGCATTGCACACGAGCAAGAAGAAGATGTTATTGACATAAACGACGATAGCAATGGCGCACAGTGATTATCCAGAGGCAGCGACTAACGCAGCAAAGAAAGCAAGGAAGCACAAAGAGGAGAATGGCTCTGATTGTGGTACAAGTGTTGGCTGGACAAGAGCAAGGCAATTAGCTAACAGAGAGTCATTGAGTGACGATGAGGTAATTAGGACATATAGTTTTTTAAGTAGAGCCAAAGTATATGACCAAGGCAAATATTTTGACGAAGACGGTTCGGAACTATGTGGAAGCATTATGTATGATGCCTGGGGAGGAAGTAGTATGTTACCCTGGGCAGAGTCAAGAGCAAAGAAAATAATGGATGAAAGGTCTAAAGAAAATAACATGGAAAAGAGAAGCATAAATTTTGAACTAAGAGCTAAACCGGAAAGCCGCACCATCTTTGGTACTGCCACAGTGTTTAACTCCTCCTATGACATGGGATGGTATGATGAGGAGATGTCTCCAGAGTCATTGAATGAGGCAGACATGAAAGATGTTGTAGCATTGTTTAACCATGACATGAACATGGTATTGGCAAGGACAAGCAGCGGCACATTAAAGCTAAATGTAACTGGCAATGCAATGGAGTACGAATTTGAGGCACCAAACACTACATTAGGCAATGATCTCTTGGAGATGGTAAAACGTGGTGATGTGTATCAAAGTAGCTTTGCCTTTACCGTAGAGGCAGAAGACTGGCAAGAGAGATCTGGGATGAAACCTAAAAGAGTTATTCGCTCTATTAAAAAAGTGTATGATGTTTCACCGGTAACTTATCCAGCTAATCCTGACACTATGGTAGCTAAAAGAAGTTATGAGGCTACAAAGGAAATAGACAAAGATTTGCAAACAATAATTGATATATCTGTTAAGTCAGAAATTAATATACAGAACGAGCTACGCAGGAATGCCCTGCACTTACTAAATTTAAAAACAAAATAATGAACTCTAAATTGCTAAGAGAAAAGCGGGCTTCCGATTATGCTATAATGGAAGACTTGCAGAAGAGAGCAGCTGGCGAAGGTCGTCTAATGAATGCCGAGGAATTGGCACAATGGGATGCCGCAGATGCTAACTTTAAAAATTATACAGACCAGATTTCACGTCTTGAAAGATGGAATGAGATTAACTCTGAAGAAAGAGGTGTTAATCCTGTGGAGCAGACAATTAATGCAATGCCAAGAGATGCAAGGGAGATTGTAAAATCACCAGAGTATCACACAGCATTCATGAAAGCTCTTGCAAAGCGTGACTTGACAAGCAATGAGCAATCAATGCTTAGAGAGATGCGTGGCACTGCTACAATTACGACTGCGGAGACTGGCTTAGCAGGTGGTTATGTGATTCCTTACCAATTCTCTTATGAGTTGGAAAAGACAATGGCATATTATGGCCCAATGCTTAATGTTTCTCGTATAATCACTACTCCACAGGCAGGTACATTGTACTGGCCAAAAGTAAATGATACAGCTACTGCTGGCTCATGGCATACTGAAGGAGGAGCAGTTACTGTACAGGACATGACTTTCACAAGAGAGACTTTCGGAGCTCACGTTTTAAACACACTTGTAAAAGTATCTGTTGAATGGGCAAATGACGAGTTTGGTTTGTTGAACACAGAGTTGCCTATTATGTTAGGTGAGCGTTTAGGCCGTGGCTTGAACACTGCATTTACAACTGGTGATGGTTCTGGAAAGCCAACTGGATTTAAAGATGTTGCACCTTCCGGTGTTGAATCTGCATCTACCGGTGCATTTACAGCTGCTAACTTGGTTGAGCTTGTTCACTCTGTTGATATTGCTTACCGTAACTCACCATCTGCTGCATTTATGATGCACGATCAGATTTTGAGCGCAGTTAGAAAGTTAAACTTGGACACTAACAACACTACTTTGTTCCAACCATCACTTCGTGAAGGAACACCAGATAGATTATTAGGATACAACTTCTTTGTAAACAATGATCTTCCATCTGCACAGGCTGCTGATGCTAAGATTATTTACTTTGGAGATTGGTCTAAATATATCATTCGCCAGGTGGCTAACAATGTGCTTGTGCCATTGCGTGAGAGGTTTATGGATGAGATGGAGCTTGGCTTCTTGATGTATGCAAGATTTGATGGCAAGTTGATACAGACTGCTGCAATCAAGCACTTGAAGAATCTGTAAATAATAGGGGGATAGTGAAGGGATAGGGAGAAATCTCTATCCCTTATTAAAAATATAGACATGGCTTGGAAAGTAACAACGGCACCTGCAAAAGAAATCTGGACATTAAGTGAAGTTAAGAATTATCTGAAAGTAGATACATCTGCCGATGATACTTTGATTACTACTTTATTGCAGTCAGCTCGTGAAGTTGCAGAGCGTTACCTTAACCAAGCATTAATTACACAAACTATAACTGAGAAGTTAG